AGTTGCTTGTGGTGCTACTAACACTTTTCCCCCACAATCGAATAATAATGCGAGATTCCCAAGTATGGTCAAAGGGGCCGGACTTAAGATTCGGTGCGTAGTGCTTCGTGGGTTCAAATCCCACTCTCGCAACCAATTCAATAAACGAAAGTGATTAAAATGAACATGAAATGTGATAAATGTATTAATGGAGTAATAATGAAACAAATAGCAATAGCAGAATATGAACCAATTCCCTGCGATTGTGTAATTAAAGAGCATGAAAGAAGATATGCTAACTGGTTCAAAATAGTCAAACGGAGTGCTTAAGTAGTGCTTCTGACACAAAAAAAATGGAAGTGATAAGATGAAAAACTGGAGAAAAGAAAACAGGATTAAAATGACTGTAACATATACTTTAGATAAGTATAGAGAAGGAGAAGAGAATGCCGTTGAAGAAGTGACCGGATATTGGGCTTATATTAATAACCCAACATTAGGAACTTTTGTTAACATTGAAGTAGAAAATGAATGGATTAGTATATCTAGAGATTTAGTTCAAAAGATAGTATTTCACGGAATGCCTAAGTGGAACCTTGTAACGCAAGACCAAGTAGTTAATTCAGCAAAGGTTCGTAAGTTAAACCTTGATAATGAACTTGAAGTTCAATTGAATAACTTTGAACAAGAAAAGAGGGCCAAAGAAACTAGAGACACGGATGTGGAATGATGGGATATTATAGTACCGTATTCTTTGCTTGTCTGCATGACCAACATGAATTAATATTGGCTGCAACAGAATTAGAACCAGATGTTACATATGGTAAAGAAACAAGTGAGGACGAAGAGTATTTTTGTTGTGAATGGAATGGTGTTAAATGGGGTTATACTTCAGACACAACTGATTTTGAAGGTTTATTACAGATGATGAGTGGTCAACAACTTGATGGTAGCACACGTACTTTTGGATATATTAGGATGGGTGAAGAGGATGATGATGTTGAATACATTGGTGACCCTTGGGCATTTGGAATTAATTATGTAAGATATTTGGAGTGGGGATAAATGAGAATGGCAGAAACAGAAAATAAAAAGAAAGTAGAATTTAGATTGGTGAATGATGATGATATGCCTCCTATTGTAATTACAATGGGAGAAGATGATGCACCAAAAGTAGTAATTAACCGCCAACATTCGATTTGGCTATCTTTGCACAGAAAGACCATTGGTGGTTGTGCAGAAGCCTTGTATGAAAAGATAGATGAACTATTAACAGACCATCTAACTGAACAACGAATGTATGAGAGGATGGAATAAAATGAGTGGTCGGGTGACCATCAAATGTCCAATTTGTAAAGAATGGATGACAAAAATGAATGACCTATGTGATGAATGTAGAGTTATTCAAATTAGAATAGAAGAGGAATAAAATATGGAAAGAGAAAAATATAGAACAAGAGAAGGATTAACAGAATTTAATTTTAAACAAATAGCCGCAATCACGATATGTGATAATGATTTAGTAGATGTGCATTTGTGTAGCGGAACAATATTTACGGTATTACATGAAGACGTCAATAGGTTTTTATCATGGTACTACTTCTGCAAAGATACCGGAGTAGGTGGCAAATAATGGCTAAGTTTTACTGTGAAGAATGTGGATTTGGTATAGCACAAGGCTCAATCCATAAAGGTAAAAGAGGGTGTGCAAAATGCAGAAAAAAGGAGGATTTAAATGATTGAAGTAAATGTAAGTTTTATAGATGATATTGAATATGAGTGGGGAGATTTCCTCCCTATATGGATATTAGCAGGATTTTTGTTAGTATTAGGTAGTTATGCGGCATGGAGGTTGTATCTTGAACAAAGAACTGATTAGAGCCGCAATTAAGAAAGGCGAGATTGACGAGGGTATGGAACAGATAATAGAACTACTCGTTGGTTATAATATCAAAGACGAAGAATGGTTAGATGATGCGATTTATCATCTTCTGTATCATAGTTTTGGTAGTGCATTAGTGAGGGAAGAAGAATGAATCATTTCACTATTAAAATAGCATGGGAAATCTTGTATAATCAAGGGTGGCATTTAGATGAATGATTGGATTGTTATGACAACAGACAGTTGTATGTCTTGTAAGCAATTGATTAAATTTATGGAAGGTAAAAGCCTTAATTATGAGGTTAAGTATCATCAATCAAGATTTCATGAGTCAAGCCCAGAGTTTTTTGAACTCATGGGAGTTATGCAAGTACCTGCTCTCGTAAAAGTCACTAGAAATAGGGGATTTGAAGAGTATAAATTAGTAGGTGTAGGCTTTGATGCGTGTTTAAGGCATATTCATTCCCTAAATAAGGGAGATGAAGAAGAATGACCCGGAAAGTAAAGAAAGAAAGATTCTGCCCTGTATGTGGAAAGAGTGAATTTGCAGGTGGAGTGTGGATTGAAGCGGGTTGGGACATGGTTAGGTCTAATGGTAAGGTTTACACATTAGGTGATAATGTCAAAACAGAGATGCACGGTCTTTGTGCAATCTTAGAAGAAAAAAGAAAGAGGAATTAAAATGGTAAAAGAGATTAGCCCCAAGCGAGCATTAGGTAATGGTCGTTGGGATAGGAAGTTAAAAGAAAGAATGGTTGCATTATCTAAAGCAGATGATTATAATGAGGCAAAACACGAATGGGTTGCTACTGGAGAAGTTTGGTGGGAAGGTGTTGGTGCTATGCCTCATTGGTGTAATACACCGTTTAAATGTCTTTGTGGGCATGATATAGTGTATCACTTTGAGATTCATAATACTGAAACTGATGTTAGAGAAGCAGTAGGTTCTGACCATATCAATTCTTATCTCATTTTGAGGGCTATTCGTGAAGAGACTGGTCTTTCTGATGAACACATCACAGATGAGATGATTGAAGAATGGATTGAAGTAAGGGTCGAAGCACTAAAGAAAACTGTATGGTGGAGAAACAACGGTGAACATTTTACTGAGATGTTTGATGCAGTTAAGGATTTAGACTTGAGAGTAAATGTTAGAGAAGATGGTAAGTATTATGATTCTCAGTTTAGAGAGTATAGACCTAAAACCTTTATTAGAAAGAGAGCAGAAGGAGAGTTTGGGAAACCCGGATATAAGATGGCATCTATCGTATGGCGATGGAATCATCCTGATAATCCAAAGGCTCAAGCAAACCGCAAAGGTTGGCCTAACGGCAGATTGTATAATGACATATTAATGTTCTATTATACTATCAATGATGCTAAGGATTGGTGCGAAAAACAGGATAAAATTAACGCTGACCGACTGGTGGAATTGAAAAATATTGACGATGCCGCCATAGAAAAGAGAAAGAAATTTGAAGAACGTAAGAAAATGGTAGCCACCGTTCAAGAGATTCAGCATTTACCTGTATTTGTTGAAGCGTGTGAATACTATGACGTAAAACCATTCGTTCCTGAAGAAGGAAAAGATGCTTGGGAAGTAAAATTCCTAACAGATATTAAGAAAAGAATGATTGACGGAAATGTTTTAACAGAAAAACAAGCACAAAAATTGTGGGACGTTCTAAGAACTAATAAGGCTGTTACCGTACCTGCAACGGAGAAGCAGAAAAACTATCTAATTCGCTTAGGCTACGAAGGCGATATAGACGAAATAACTAAAGCAGAAGCAAGCGTGGCAATAAGCGAGATAAAACAGGAGAGAATGAGATGACTGATAAAGCATTGAATAAGAAAGAGTTAGAAGAGAAAGTGGCTGAACTTGAAGAACAGTTGCAAAAAGTGAGTGTAGGGTATCAGCAGGTTGTGAATGTAAATAATTCATTAACTATGTTAACCCAGAAATATGAAGAAACCATCAATTTATTGACGGCTAGACTTTTGGAGGCTAGAGCGCAACCTTGATAAGGGTAGCGGCACTAGAAAAAATACCAAGGAGTGTGAATAACATGAAATTGATTATACAAAATGAAACAGGACATACTGAATTAGAAGTAGTGAAAGAAGAGGTTTTAGACCAAATTAACGACCACCCTACACATTGGGTGTTTGTTGATGGTGAACTAATGAGCCGTGAGGATATTACGGTTGTAAATTGGGACACGGTTGAAATGGTGGAGTTGACCCCGGCAGTAGTCGGTGGATATTAGACTCGATTGGGTAATAGTAAGAGTATTACCGGGGTTTCTAGAAACAGTAACCATATCCGGTATCTTCCTAAACCCAATGGGAAAAGAGAACCCAAGAAAATAAAAGCGGAGATTGGGAAGGTGGGCGCAGGGCCACCCCCCTTTCTCCCAAAAGGTGATTTAATGGATTTATGTGATAATATTAATTTTACTAATAAAACCGTATTCTCAGATTTAATGACTGTCTTTGGTTGGAGACTTGTAGATGATTTTCGATGCTATAAAAATTTAGCAGTAATTAGAGCAGATTTCTATCCTTTGGGACATATAATAGGTGTAAGTGATAAAGCCTATATTATCTGTGACGGAGAAATGAACGTTGTATATAGAGGTCGCACATTTAGCGACTTTGAAGAATTGCTAGAATTATACGGCGAAGATGCTTACGAAACATTCCCAGATTGGGAAATTCGTATTGAAAAGCAATGGGCTATTAAAAAGAATAGCGATAATGAATGGGTGGCAGCATTCACTAATCTAGCAGAAATGCCATATAGAAAACAGGTGAAGTGTTAAGATGATGACAGTAAGTAATAAGATATTGAGTGATATTACTGTGCATATGAAGTATGCCAAATATATCCCTGAATTAGGAAGAAGAGAAACATGGGAAGAAGTATGCGATAGGAACATGAATATGCACCTTGAGAAGTTTAGAGAATTTGATGATGATAACAATGTTAGTAATCAATCATTTTTAGACCAAATCATAGATGTATATGAAAACTTTGTTAAGAAGTTAAAGGTATTGCCTTCAATGCGTTCCATGCAGTTTGCAGGTAAGTCAATTGAAATATCCCCTAACAGGATTTATAATTGTGCTTATATGCCAATAGATGATGTGGCTTGTTTTAACGAAGCCATGTTTCTATTATTAGGTGGAACAGGAGTTGGTTATTCTGTTCAAAGACACCACGTTAGACTATTACCTGAAATTCGTAAGCCTAATCCAACAAGAACTAGAAAGATAGTAATTGAAGATTCTATCGTAGGTTGGGCTGACGCAATTAAGGAATTATTTAGGTCTTATACTGGTGAGTTAACACAAACTCCCAGATTTATTTATGATGATATTAGACCAAAAGGAGCAAGACTAAAAACAAGTGGTGGTAAAGCACCCGGCCCTGCCCCTTTAAGAAAGGCTATGGTTATTATAGAAGGAATGCTTCAAGACATGAATGATGGTGCAAAACTATCATCTCTTCAATGTCATGATATAATGTGTCACATTGCTGATGCAGTATTATCTGGTGGTATTAGAAGGGCCGCACTAATTTCATTATTTAGTGCTGATGACCAAGAAATGATTGATTGTAAGGCTGGACAGTTTTGGTCTAAGAATCCTCAAAGGATGAGAGCAAACAATTCAGTTGTATTATTGAGGCATAAGATTAACAAACCATTCTTTAATACAGTTTGGGATAGGATTAGAGTAGGTGGAACTGGCGAACCCGGTATTTACTTCTCTAATGATAAGGATTGGGGAACTAACCCCTGTTGCGAAATTGCATTAAGACCTTATCAGTTTTGTAATTTAACAGAAATAAATGCTTCTGATATAGATAGCCAAGAAGATTTAAATGCTAGAGTTAAAGCGGCAACCTTCTTAGGTTCACTACAAGCATCTTATACTGATTTCCATTATCTTAGAGATGTATGGCAATCAACAACAGAAAAGGATGCACTACTTGGTATATCAATGACAGGCATAGCAAGTAATAAAGTAAAGGAACTAGGTTTAGATATAACAGGTGCAGTTTATTTGGCTAAGGCTGAAAATTCTAGAGTAGCAAGTATTATAGGAACAAAACCTGCGGCTCGTTTAACTTGTATTAAACCTTCAGGAACTGCTTCTTGTGTATTAGGTTCATCGTCAGGTATTCATGCTTGGCATGCCCCTTATTATATTAGGAGAGTTAGAGTAAATAAGACTGAACCTATATACTACTATCTAGCGGCTAACCACCCGGAATTGATAGTAGATGATATGTTTAACAAGAAAGATGGTGCAATTATTGAGATACCTCAAATGTCTCCAAAAAATGCACTAACTAAGGAAAGAGAAGATGCGTTTGCTTTCCTAGAAAGAGTAAAGGACGCAACAATTAGATGGGTTAATCCCGGCCATACAAATGGGCAGAATAGTCATAATGTATCGGCTACCGTCTATGTTAAAGACAATCAATGGGATGAAGTGGGAGAATGGATGTGGCTTAACAGGCATTTCTATAATGGATTAGCCTGTTTCCCATATAATGATAAAGCATATGACCAAGCCCCATTTGAAGCCTGTGATAAGGAAACATATGATAAAATGATAAAATCCTTAAAACAAGTAGACTTGACACAAGTGTTTGAGGATGATGATAATACCGATTTTGGTAACAATCCCGCTTGTGCAGGTGATAACTGTGAGATATAAGAAACTCACATACAATGACGTTATATTAATATGGCCGACTTTGAAAGAAGACATAACTATTAATATAACAGAGGAAAAGAAGATATTGCCGTCTTTAGCATACGTAGACACAAGATTTGCGTATAGAGATGCTAAGACGGCAGTATCTGCGCTTAATGCTTTTTATGAGGAAGTAGTTAAGCAAAAAGACGACCCTTCGTGGGTTAAGTCGTTTATTCACTTTTGCCGGAGACTCTATATAGTATCTGGATTAGTAGAGGATGACAAACACTTCGATAAGAAGATAATAGAAATGAAAGAATTAGCAACATATATGGAGAGAAATAAAGATGAAGTTTAATAAATGTAAATGTGGATGTAACAATTTTAAAATGACAATGGCTGGAAAAATGGAATGCGAAGAGTGTGGTAAGACATTCAATCCATTCTCGTCTATGCATTATAAGTGTGACTTACCTGATGGTAAAAAGAAGTTTTGGGTTATTATGACCCCACACTTTATTGAAAGATGGGATGAACACTTCCCAAATAAGTCTGATGAAGATTTAGTGGAAGATTGTATGAAGATTCAGAAATTGGCAACCAAGAATAAAGTCCAAGCGTGTGTCTATGGTAATAGGCATATCTACTGGAAAATGTTTTGGAATAAGTATAGAAAGCGAATGGAATTAACAATGTTGAGTATTACTAGAAGAAATAGAATGTCAACAAAGTTTCATAAAGATGTAGAATTTGTGAAGGTGGTCTTCAATGAGTAAGGCTGTTAGCATATTCAAAAGCACACCTAAGTCAAAAATCATAAAAGCGTACCGCCACTATCTAAAAACAAACAAGAGATGGCGAAAGAAAAATGATGGCTTTGGCAAGAAAAACTATTGTAATCTAGAAAGACCTAAGATTAACGGTGAAGTTTATTCTTGGAGACAATTTGCTAAACTCCCAAAGGAGTCAGTAATTGTCCATGTATTTACTGAGGGTTGTGACTCTCGGTATTTAGAGAACCTAACGAAAAAGGGTTTCTTTAAGCCTAGAGATTACACCGACCATGTATATATCAATGGTCATTTTGTTAAGAAACCAGAACCAAGAAAGAAAAGGGGAAGAAAAAATGTGGGATAGTATTGGAAATAAAACGTGTTTGCTATTACATATAGCATCACCAGATGATAATAGAAACACCATACACAGAACTAGAGTTGATGTTTATGCTGATTATGAATTACCGACTAGAGGATATAGATATTTTGACAAATATGCTAGAGCAAGTCAGATAGGATTAGGAAAGTCACACACACAAGATGGTGATAAATTACATCATATTCAAGTTGAAATGGTTAGACAAAATGGTAGTAAAGGTGACCCTCTAATTACTAATATGAATAGAATCCTTCAACATTTATTTGGTTGGGGAGGAAGAGGATGGAAAATAGCACCTAAGACATTTAAAATAGGATTTCATTTACCCGATACTGGAATAGGATGGGTAGTCGAAAAGAACGACCCATACTATACATTGGGTGGAATTAGGACTAAGAAAAAACAGTTGCTTACTATCATAAGCAGAACATTATATCGTTCTTGCTTTGAGGATGATGGGTCTACTTTATTAAAATATCACTTTAAAATGATTAATCTTCCCGAAAATGTAACATATGCTCTAGAGAATAGAACGCCGTTTTGGTTCTTCACTAGAGTAAATGATTCGATGATAAAGATGGAAGTTAGGCTTAACACCAAACTAATTGATAACGATGAGTGTGCATTAGAAATATCTGATGGTATTTGGGCTCCAATTACTGTAAAAGATTTAGATATATTCATTAACTATTATTATCACGGTCATAACAGAACTGAAAGATTTAAGGCTCTTTCCCCTAAGAAATTGTGGGAAGAATTGATGGATGAAAAACCAAATAGTAGTCAACAAAAACTGATGGTTGAGTTTCTGATTCAAAATAGAACACAAAAGATTGTTGAAGACAGAGCGCAACAATTAATGTTAAGCATGGTAGACAGATACCCAGATAAAATTAAGATTATTCCAATCATGGATTCTAAAGAAAAGAGAGAGTATGAAGTTATGTTAGTAAGAGGTAAAGCATGTGATTGGCTTATTGTAGATTCAGCATATAAGAGTAATATTCAAAAAGTGAAAACTTATGTATATATTGATAGAGAATTCTTCCGAGAAGATAAAGAAGGTCTTAAACCATTACCTACTTTTGGTAATGGTGCATTACGTGGGCCAATTTGTATTGATAACGTACACGACAATTCAAGTTTAGGTGACCAATATGTGACTAGAGCATTAGCCTTACTAAACGATAAAACGACATTTAAGTTAGTTAATACTATTGCTAAATATATACCGAAAGAAATTCAAGAAGGTAGCGGTGAATCTAGGTTTGACTTTGAAAATATGAGTCAAGATAGTGTAGATTGGAGTGTGATAATGTGAAATGTGAAAATTGTAATAGTGAAGAAAATTCAATTAATGATAGATTAGGAGAAAGAGTTTGTGACGATTGTGGATATGTTATGGTATCCTCAATGTATGAGTCTACAACAGAAAAAGGATTTATGGAATCATCCAGAGGAATAGGAGGAAGAGGTCATAATTTTGGTAATGTTGAGCCTGATAATGGAGTTTTAGGTTCTATTATTAAAGCAGGTTCAAAAGATAGTCAAGGGAGAACCATTAATACAAGAAATGCAGGTCGGTTAATCCGAACTGCTAAGTTTTCTAAAGGAACAAGTGAAAAAAGCATCTCTAATGGTGTTATGGAATGTATCTTTGTGGCATCTCCTTGGTTGCCTAATGCTAATCTAAAAGAGAGAATAAATACATACTATAAGCAATTATATTTGGCTCATCAACTTACTGGATATTCTTACCCTGTAAGGGCAGTAGCAATAGTATTGTATATTTTAAGAGAAAATGGGATTCCAATTTCTTTGAAGGAATTATCTAAGAGTAATGAAGTTAATCCTGCTAGAGTATCAAAATGTGCTAGAAAAATTGCTAAATCATTAGGAAAACCTTGGCTTCTACATAAGATGCCGGTTCAACCTTGGGCAGATAAGACCTGTTCTGACTTGAAAGTTAGTGATAGTTTAAGAACAGATTACAAAACAGTTGTGCAGTTTTTAGAACAAGCGGTAGAAGCACATGATATGACTTTTACTAATACGTTTATGGCTAGTGGTTTATGGTTTACTTGTCTATTGAGAAAAACCACTGGTAAAACTGAATTAACACAACGAGAGATTGCTAAACAATTCAATTGTTCAGAAGTATCAGTTAGAAACACGCAAAACAAACTGTTTGCTATAACTAATGTAGATAAAAATACATTAACAAAAATGACAATAGACGAATATGTATCAGGTGTAAGATATGGTTAGAAAAATATTAATAATAGGTGTCGGAGGTATCGGTAGTTTTTTGTTTGAAATATTGGCTAAGACTAATAATTATACAATAACAATTGCCGACCCCGATACTGTAGAAATAAAGAATACCTATTATCAAAACTTCTATGCAGAAGACGTTGGTAATTATAAGGTAGATTGCTTAAACTGGGGTTCTCCTACCAAAAGTAGGTATGAGATTCTTACGGCGAAACAAATCAAAGGATATGATTTGGTTATTTGTTGTGCAGATAATTTAGATGTAAGACGACTGGTTTATAGGTTAGGCTTTCAATCGGAGTGTAAGGGGAAGTGGTTAGACTTGAGGGCGCAAGGCAGAAATGGTGCGTTAATTAGTTATATGGCTGACCCAAAGTATTCTGATACGTTTTTAGCAGGGCCGGAAGGTTCATTCTCCTGTCAAGGGGAATCCTTCAATGATGGTAAAGACACAACACAGATTCATTGGACTCATGTGGCAATAGCCGGTATAGGCGCACAATGGGTTCAACGATGGTTCAATGACGAACAAGTAAAAGATAAAATGGTGATAAATATATGAAAAGAGGAAGTAAAGGAAAATGGACAAATGAAGAAGTAGAGTATTTGAAGGAATTGACGGAAGTTAAGATGGCAGACGGGAAACCATTCCCATCTGCGGCTATCCATATATTCTTCAATAACTACTTCATTAATTTGTATGGTGAAGATTATTCGGCTAGAAGTGCTAAGGCCGTAAAGATAAAGTTAGGTAAACTAGCAAAAGATGGAACGATAAAATCAAGACATATGGTTTATAGTGGAAATCAGCACGATGGCAAAGCAAAGAAGCCTGAAGAAATAGTGAAGCAATATGAAGATGTTGTAGAAAAGAAGGTTAAGAAGCCTAAGAAGAAATGGGCAAGAGTAAAAACGAGAAATTCTGGAAAGTCTTGGTCTATCTCGGAAGAAAAATACCTACTAAATAATTGGACGGCAAATGATGATGACCGAGAAGATATTGCAAATCATCTGGGTAGAACAATATCGTCCTGTGTTGGTAAGTATTCTTCTATCAAAAGAAAGAAGGGCAATAAATATATGACTGATTTAATGCAACCATCTACTGACCTAACTGTGAATGTGCCGAGAGGTGGTCTATTCAGTAGGTTTGTGAGTTGGCTACATGACAGAAATCAGAGAAAGTTAGAGGCTAAGGCACAGAAGAAAGCACAGTTGCTATTGGCTAAAGAAACTGCAAACAAGAAAAATAGAGAACAATCTATTGCAGAAGCACAAGCACAATTAGAACAATTAATTGAGAAACAATTGCTTATTGAAGAGAGGCTGAAAAATCTATGAGCGAATTACATGAAGGATTAGAAGTAATCAATTATAATTGGAAAAGTGATATAGAAGATGTATTTGATAATCCATTATGTTCTATTGAAGAATTCTATGAAGAAATTTGGATTCAATCTCAAACCGCATTTGATATGCCAAGAGAAGTGCAGGTGATTATTGATGTTAACAATCAATTGTTTATGAGTGTTGGTAATCCCGGCTTCGTTTCTTTTGAAGGACAGGATGCCGAACTATATAATAGGGAAAGAAAGATGAAATTACCTATTGTAGAATGGATTCATACCCATCCTTTTGGTCACGCGTATTTTAGTGGAACTGATTGGATGACCATTAATATGTGGCAACACAACATGGAAAAGGCTACCGTATTAGGTAATAACGAAAGAGCAACGTTTGAACCTAGAAATGGGAGTGTAGATAGAGCATATGAAACTCACACAAAAGTTAAAATACATGGTGAGGAAGAAGAATGATTCAAGAGATGCTGATGTGGTTTGTAATCATAACAGTATTCTTTTGGATTTTTGATTAGGTGAGAAAATGATAAGTAATGATAAGAGAGAAGGAATGACTTTAAGTAAAAAAGATAAGGCTATTTTGGTAGCCTCTATGAATGCGATAAGAGCAAATCTAGCAGTTGTTAATGAAATGCTAGAATTAAATGGGTGATAAAATGAAAAGAGTAATAGTATTGCTATTAGTAGCAAGTTTATTGAGTGGTTGCGCGGAAGCAATTCCTGATGCGCCCGGAGAAGAAACAGATAATGTGATAATTACACCCCAAGGATGGGATAATGTTAATGGAACATATACTGTTATGGTTGGAGATAATAACTCAACCGAGCCAACAATTGTTGTTGGAAACCATAGCACTTGGTTAGAAGTGCATAGCGTTGTATTAAACGCAACGCATCTATCATTTGAGGTAGTTAATAATACTATTGTATTTTCTAACTATTCTTTTGAATTAGATGGGTATTTAGTACAGGATGGAAATATGTTTATTGGGTATGCACCCAATTTAGGTAATGCTACATTACATACACCTGTATTTCCATATGATATTACGGTAGAATATACTATCATATATCGAGAATGGGTTGGTTAGATGAAAAATATAATAACTGTTAAGTTTCCTGCCCCATTACCGGCAGAAATTCCTTGCCCAGTTTGTGAGGATAGTGCCGGTAAAAGGGGTAGGGGCTGTAAAGTCTGTGAGTTTGAAGGGAAACTAGGAATAACAGTTGATGCCAAAATACCTATTCAAAGAGCGCATATTGTTAAGTATGTGTCTCAAAACTTAAGTGCGGTTGCATCTGAATTAACTAGAATTTCTGGGCTTGTACCCGAAGTTAATACAGCAGAAGTTATTGATTCTGAAATGGGTCAGTATGAAATTGTACAGATTAGTAGCATTGGTGGAGTGGTGTGGATAGCAAATAGATTAGATGAATTTGAATCACCTAGATATTTCTATTCACATCAAACCCTAATGGCGTTTAAGGAGGGAATGAGTCGTGAAGGATGAAGAAGTGCGTGATTTGAGATGGGAAAAATCATCAGCAAAGTTTAAAGAACAACTTGAATTGTGTGAACAACTAGAAAGTTCAGAATGGGATAAATTGGATGATGGTATTAAATATAATTTTATGCCTACTGATGTAGTAGAGTTAATAGAAATGCTAATTGAAACAGCAGAAAGAACTCCAAGGGTTAAAGACACACTTTTAGTGGTAATAAAACAAATATTGAAAGATTACCCACATTATAAATTTTATAAAAGTGGAACATTTATGCCCGGGTTTGGGATAATAGAAGAGGAATGAATCATGAAGGATGAAAAGATTATAGCAAGGATTCCAAGGAATGCTAATACTGAGATGGTTATCAAAACTGGTAACTATTGGAATATTGATATTATTGATATGAGATGGCATGAAAATGGTAAGCCTACAAGGAAAGGAGTAAGAATGAATTACGCCGAAGCAGTAATAGTTGCTAAGGCATTAAATAAAATAATGAGGAATAATAATGGTAAACAAAGAGAAGAAGGGAATGAGTATTCATTGGATGAAGAAGAGTTTGAAGAGTAATCTTGAAGAAGGAACTCATGTTAGTCCAGATGTATATGAAAAAATGACACAAGTTGTAGACAAATATGTGGATAACTTGATTAAATATACTGTGAAATCTTTTGAAAACGATAGTAGTAGAAGTAGGGTGCATCAAAATCATGTTTTTGAAGCACTTTATTATTTAAGTGGAGTTGAAGAAGAATGAAGCCATGTTTCAATTGTGAAACGTTTGATGGTAAGAATAAAAATAGCAAAACTATAGCATTACAATCTACAAGATATGGGCCACTATGTTCTACTTGTATTGATGGTGTGGCTAGATGGCTTTTTGCAAAAAAGAAAGGAGGAATGTAAATGACAATTTGTTATAGATGTAAAGAAGATAAAGAACAATTATTAGCAGTAGATAATCCTAGGATTGGATTTAAAGACACGGTTTGTTTTCCGTGTGTAGTCGAGTGCTTAAAAGACTACAAGAAAAAGGAAGCACATAGATTGGTTAAGGAAATGATGGAGGGTTCATAATGACATTAGCACAATTCGCAAGAATGTGTGAAACCATAGAATTCCTTACACCGACAGGTAAAGTGAATACTATCACTAGGTCTTTATCAGCATTTAAAGACCCCATGCTAGTAATGAAAATATTAAGTATGGATTATCCTATTAATAAAATAGGACAAGTAAGAGCAATCAAATGGATTGCACAAGCATTAGAAGTTTTTGAAGATGAGATTAATGACACAATGTATGTTTGGGGAGAAATAGGTGATGCCATATTTGATATGGATGAGGGTAATGAAGAGGATTCTAACATTACATTATCACAATTCTATCATCTATTATGTCTAGACTGTTCTAGAATTAATAGTGATTCTAATACTACATTTACTGAGTTTTTACAGATGATGAGTGCTAGGGAAAAGAAATGGTTTATCCGCTATTGGCTACGTAAGCCTAGAAACGGTGTTAACAATAAACTGCCACTAAAGATTATCTCATTGTATTTTACTAAGCCTTTGCAGGAAGTTGTCAAATACTCACAGTATAATAGCACCGCACAAATCTTTGTTGATTTACAAAGAGGAGTAGAACCTGAGTGTATATTATCACATGGTCAATTTGTATCTCCTATGTTAGCAAAACCCCGAAAGGGAAAAGAACATCCAAATAATTATATTATAGATGCTAAATATGATGGCAACCGTTATCAGATTCACTATAAAAGAGATAGTGTTATTATCTTTAATAGGAAAGGTAAAGTAGTATCTGAACAATTTCCAGACATTATTGAAATGATATTCGCAGAAAATGTTCTGTGTAATTGGGGAATATTTGATGCTGAAATATATCCTGTTAAAGAAGATGGTTCGCCTGCTGAACATAAGTTAATGGCAAAGCGTGTGCATATGTTAGATAAAGCAAAGGCAGTAGAACTATGTCCTGTTAGATTAGCGTGTTTCGACATTCTATCTTGTGAAGGATTATCTAAATTAGAAGAACCACTATCAGCGAGATTGAAATTACTTGATGAAATTGTTGAGCCTGAATATGTTGCTATTCAATATGATGGAAGCATTGAAGGTGCATATAACCAAGCCATTAGTGCGGGCTTTGAGGGTATTATGATTAAAGATGCTAGTATGGCTTATCAAGCAGGTAAGCGTAGTAAAGGATGGTTAAAATATAAACCTCCTAGAGTTAATTTAGATGTAGTAATACTAACAGGTAAGTATGGTGATGGTAAAAGGTCGAATGTGTTTGGAACCTTTGGTATAGGAGTTAAAGATGGTGCAGACTATTACTCTGTTGGACAGGTCGGAACAGGCTTTTCTGATGATGACTTTACGAGACTAACTAATGAGTTAAAACAACACGTTGAAAGATTTGAAGGTGATACCTTCCATTTCCTTCCAAGAGTTGTTATTGAAGTAACTTGTGATTTAATCTCTCAAGACTCTGATGGTAATTATGGTCTAAGATTCCCTAGATGTTTGGGGATTCGGGATGACAAATATCCGGCAGATATTGATACCCTACAAAGGGTCAAGGAGATGGCATAGATGATTACAGTTAACTCATACACCCTATTAGACCAATTACCTTATGTTTGTATTAAAATTGAAGGTGGAGTGGCCTATTTGAAGAAGGTGGGGGATGAACAACGGGGCAGGTTCAAGAAAATGGACGTAGAATTAGTCCCTTATTTTGATGAAGAAAAGAACTTTATTATCCCAAAGCCTAAAGCACCCTCAAGAAGAAAAATGACCCGATTTCATTATATGAAGGTAATCAAAGATACAGTAGATATGCCAATATCACATGATTTGGCTTATTTTGTTGCTGAACATTTGGAATACATTGTTATGATGTTAGCCGATAGAGCAGAAGCAAATGCTGAAGAACATGGTGATGATAGAATAACGGCGGCTCATTGGTATTGGTTAAATTTACATGGTGAACAAGGCTTTGGTAAATGGAACGATAATAGAGAGATGGCTAAAGATTATAAGAAATATTTGAGGGGAGAATGATGGGAAGAATAGGTGATTATGGGGATGATATTCATACATTATTACATAGACATGGTGAATTAGATGTTATGGTTTATATGATGTATGATGAACCCGGTGAAAGAGATATGTTAGTTCTGCAAGAAGGACTAGAAAGAATGTATTATCAAGTTAGAGAAAATGGAGATTATATGATATTAGCAGAATATATTGATATAGAAACTGCTATTGCTCTTAATGTTTCAAGGGGTTGGAAAATAACTATATGTTTTGTATGGAAAATACCAGAAGAAATAAGAAAAGAGATGGCTGAAAACTTACTGCTTGGGTTTGATGCTTTAAAAGTAAAGGCAGAACTACTAGAACAAAAAGAGATGGGTATAGATGTTTAATAAAGGACAGTTAGAAGGAATCTTACTATCATTAGCCAAGCCGGAGATTCATGTCTCTAGGGCAGATAATACTAGTATAGGTTATAGAGTTAGAGTTAGAGTAAATTTTAGGGGGAGTGAAGACTTCCTCTTAGGCTTACAAAGAAGTTTAGAACAACAAGAAGTTGTGTCTAAATATAAATCAGAGGAACATAAAAGTAGGCCAAGACCTATTCTTAGTATTGGTGGACTAGTCAATATTTGGAAAATATGTTGTTTGGTTCCAGAGAATCTACCAGATGCTAAGAGTGTGTGGGTTGGATTCAAAGAAGTAGTAGATATTATTGATAGAGGTGAACATCATACTCTTGATGGGTTAGATGCTATTCTAAAAATAAAGGGTGAATTATGATGGAAGATTTCACAGAAGAAGACATTAATGAGTTTATTAAGGTGTTGGGAGAGTTATTAGATATGGATGATTCTGAATTACTAGAACATATGGGTCAAATTTCTGACCCAATAGATAAGTATTTCGATTTAGAACCCCAATCCAATTCACCAAACCCTTTTCATAAGCCTACATCAGCAGATATAGATTTGTTAAAACATAGGGCTAAAGAGTGTTTAGAAAAGGGTTGTCAGGAATGTGGCTCAAATACAATTGTATTTCAAGCCGCTATCAGTATAGAAAAAGAAAGTAAGGTGTTTTTATTAATGATAGAATGTCCACAATGTAAAGAAGAATATACAGAAATACTGGCAATATTGCCACTTGAAAATAAGGATGATGAGATAGATGATAGGAGCCTCTATAAATAGAGCCGTGTTATTATCGGGGCCAACAGGAACCGGTAAAACATCAGAAGCAATGAAACAGTTAGATGACCCACTTATTTATTATGCTAATGAATATGATTTAGAAGATAATTTTAGTATTCCAAGAGAAAGAGGAATCTTGATTGAGGAATTACATTATAAACCTAATACTAAATTGATTCAAAAGACATTAAATGAGTATAGAGGAAATGTGTATCTTACTGCCTTAACAGGATTTAAGATAAATAAAACATTGAAAAATATGTGTGAGGTTAGATACCCCCATCATTGGGGAAACCGTGCAAAGATTAACTATTGGGATGAAAACCTAATTGAATTAGCACCCTCATGTATAGCACCGACTGATTGGAAAATGAGCGATTATGAATTACTAAATGAATATTTAAAGAATCCTATTAGGGAAGAGGTCGCTCATTTACTTAAATGGAATAAACCTTATGATAGTTTCTTCCTAAGTAAGATTGCTTCTAATGTTAATTCTCATAAGATAGCATGGGTAGATTACAAGGTAAATAGGAGATGGTCACAAGACTATTTCTATGAATTACTAGCCTATGCTTTTGATGGGAGTCTTAAAAGAGTTATTCAACCCAAAGCAACATATGGAAGACAGAAAAAAATGATTCCTGTTTGTTTGAAGTTAGGATTAAGAAAAGGAGATAGTCAATTACTAATGCAGTTATTAAAGAAAGAAGATTTTGCGAACTACGTTAGTAATAAAGTAACAAATGAGCAAAGAAGGTTGCTCAAGTTAAAAGAAAGAAAAGCAAAATCGAGAACAATTAAAAAAGAAAAGGTAATCACATTGGAGGATTGGTTGTAATGGCAGGTAGAATTAAACACAAGTATAGATTAGCAAAGGCTATGGAATATATTAAGAGATTTGCTGATGAAGATGGCGTCTTTGATATAAGAGCAGTAGTAACATATTGTAATGAAAGTGGTAATAGATATGCCTCAACCAATGCACAACAATTAACCAACTTATTAAGAAGCCGTTGGGATATTGTATCTAGTGGTAAGCCTTTTATATGGATATATAATGGAGAGAGATAAATATGTTATGGACAGAAAAATATAGACCAACTAAATTAGATGAAATTGTTGGACAGTTTAGTTTTACCCAAGATGCAAAAACGTGGAAAGACGGTATGCCAAATTTATTATTGTTTGGTGAAGCAGGTATAGGTAAAACTGCCGGTGCAACAGTAGTAGCAAATTTAGTTTTAGGAGAGAATATGAATGGTAATTTCTTTGAGATAAATGCGTCTGATGATAGACGGCTTGAAGTAGTAAGAACTACTATCAAAGATATAGCGTCCTCTATGAAAATAGGTGAGGTTCCTCATAAGATTATATTACTAGATGAAATGGATGGTATGACACCGGATGCACAGAATGCTATGAAAAGATTAATGGAACGTTATTCAAACAATGTGAGATTTATTATCACTTGTAATCATAGACATAAAATAATTTATCCTTTACAATCAAGATGCGCTAACTATGGATTTAGAAGGCTTACTAATACTGAAATGTATTCGGTATTAGATAGAATCTTGCTTATGGAGGGTATTACAACAATAGACCAAAAGGAATTAGAATCCTTTATAGAGGTGTGCGTTGGTGACTTACGTGGGGCAATCACCCAATTGCAAGCATCAGTTTTTAGCAATACGCCAATAACAAAACAAATAGAAAGAATACATGAACCTTATAGAGAAATACTAGACATGATTCTAAATAAGAAATACGATAAAGCACATGATTCTGTAATGGATTTAATAGGTCAATCGGTAGATATGAAAACTATTTGTACTAACTTACATGATGTTATCGTTAATGATACTAAACGAGATAGTGGAGGTATGAAATTTAAATTGCTTAGAGTTATTGGAGAAGCAGAATGGAGAAGTAGTAATATGACACCAAAAGTATTAGCATCTTGGATGATAGGTCAGATGATATAATGGATGGAGTAATAGTAATAATATTTTGTCTATTTTTATGGAGAATTATATTTGGGAGTAATGAATATGGTAGATATTAATACTGAAATAACATCAATGTTTTGTTTAATATGTGGAGTATATATTCCAATAATGTTATATGGAATGTGGTGTTTAATGAAGGGAGTGACAATATGAAACAAATGTTAGATGATGTAACTCGCGCTATATTAAGATATGAAATAATCTTATTAGGCGGAATTGCATTAATAATATTACCTGTACTTAATAGTTTAGATATATTAAGTATTAATTCTGACACTTTTTGGATATTAGCGGGAATAGTGATAAGTGCCGAAGCACTATTAGAGTTATATTACGAAAAGAAAAGTGCTAGATTAAAGAAGGTTAGTGAGGAAGAACTATGAATATCTTAAAAAAGATATTGAAATGGTTTAAAGAAGAAGAAGGCATGACGTGGGAACGTTACCATAGAAATATGGAATCCGAAAAGAAAAGAAAAGAACGTGATTAAAATGAGTAATGAAAACGTAAAGAATGAAATTGCCAATGCCGCAAGAGTATTGGGTATGGAAATGAGTGAAGTAGAAAAGAAGTGGTCAGACATTTGTGAATCAAATGGTCTTGACCCAAACAACGATTGGAGATTAGGGCTTGCTCTACTTAGACAATGGTTTAGTGGCGCAAACGCATATAAGGATGCACCACAAACAAGTAGTAGCAATGACTTAGCAAAGACAGCAAGGGGATTTTTCGTATCTCTTGATGCCGCTAGAGATATGGCAGAAATGCAGAACAACAGAATTAAGGGAGAATATGAAGCAAACCCTGACCAAACATATGCTATTGGTCGTGTGGCTTTAGTCAGCCTTACAGACGCAGGAAAGTATTCTGTTAGTAAGATGGAAAAGGGAGAAGAGAAGTCAAGAGAGTTTGATGAACTTCCAAAGAATAGCCATGAGGTTGAAGTTAATGAGTGGATAATCCCTCTTGATAATATGCCTTCTTATGGTACAAGGACGAACCCTTCGTTTGGTAAGCCTTTGCCTGAGACACTATTTAGAAGTGCAGGTGTATTTATTGGTGAGGTTAATGGTGATAAGGGATTGTATTATTTCTCATACAAGGGAGAATCGAGCAAGTCTTTCTTGCCCGAAACTTTCAAGATGCTTGAAATGACAGTTATCCGTGACCAAAACAATACTGATAGAATATATGGGTTTAAGAAGGAAACATTAGATAGCCTTTCAATGGTTACTGATGAACAACCTACAATGGCTCAGATACAAGAGTCTGTTATGGAACTGGCCGGAGAACATTACACACAGTTAGTTGGTCTAAATATGTACCATACTGAAAAACAGAATGAACCTTATGCAAAGAAGTTTGTAATAACTGATGGTTCAGTATCTAGTGTGAATATGACACCAAACAAGTTTGGAACTAGGAGAGTTACAATAACCGACCTTAACTCAGACTTCGATTATGAAGGTGGAGGATGGGCAGGTACTACTTGCTGGATTCCTGCACATATTAATATTGATTTTGGTATTGGTTCAACAGTAGTTATTGTTGGTAGAACATCACAACGAGTTGAAGATGGTGTACCGGGAGATGCAACACTTAATGTGTCTGGTCTATTAGTGACCGAATACAGAGGTTCTGTTGTTGAACCCTTTGAAACATCAGAAGAGTCAGACCTTGATTGGTTTTAGAGTTAAATATCCTATCGGTGGTAGTGACCGACAGGTGGGTGCGAGGCCCACAAAAGAGGAATTAAAATGTTTAAAATAGAAAATAGAATGATTCATGACGTTTCCTTTGCAGTATCGTTAGATAGTGTAGAGTTTGTGACATGGAGAAAGAATGATGATACTGGCGATTATTGGGTGAAATTACATTTACCCTCCGGTAAGGAAATTAGAATAAAAGTAAGTGATATGGACTTACGAGATATTGTAGATGAAATCTATAATGGACAATATGAATTAGAATTAGGTGATTATAATGAGTTGGACAACTGAAAAAACAACAGAAGCAGTTAGTAAAGAAAAGTTAGAAGTAGCCGAAGAAATAGACTTTGGTAAAGAACAAGAAGAATGGAATAAGCAATATGCTAAGACATTCTTGAAGAAACAAGAATCTTCATCAAGACTTGTATTAGGTATTTGGGGAATAGAAAAGACCGGAAAGACTGGTCTTTCTCTTGATTTTCCTAATAGACCTATTTATGTTCTTGATTGGGATAGGGGTGTTGAATCCACTTGGAGAGAACACCACGATGCAACAGATAGGATAAAGATATACTGTCCTATTAAGAAGAATAAGAAAAATGTAACTGATATTAATGTCTCAGAGAAGAACTCTTTGATGTTTATTAACATGGTTAGGCAACAAATTCAGGCAGGAGAGAAACCTGTATTTGTGTTTGATGGTGTTGATACTTGGTTAGAGTCCTGTTTGTTAAAGGTTAATCCTGACCCAACAAAGGTCACAAAAATTATGCCTTGGCAATATGGGGAAAGGAATAAGACCTTTTCATTCTTAATGGAAGCGGTTTATTCTTTAGAGTGTGATGTAATATATATTACTCACGAAACTGATAGTTATATTAATGATGTAGCAACCGGTAAAATTCCTGCTTGGAAGAATTGGGGAGGTAAGTTAGAGCAAGAAATTAGAACATGGAGAACCATTAAGAAAGGTGAAGTTAAGTTTCATGCTCAATTAGTAGCAAGCCGAACAAATGGGAGTTTAGTAGGAAAGACATGGATTACTAGAGATGGTAAAGCCCCTGATGTAGTTTGGCACGGAATACCCGAATTACGTGAGGGGAATATATGATTACCTTTTCTTGTCATATTCAAGATTTTATTCATGGTTTAGAATTAGTGCTATTAAAGGGTAAGTATAAATCATTAAATGTCTCAAAGACTGATGTGATTAATAGTACTGTTGTGTGTATGGTGGAATCCTCTGTAATAGAAAATGAATGTTTAATTACATTGTCTAATGCAGGGGCCACCATAGCCGCCGAATATAATTTTGTAGGAACTCCTATTGAACATGCCTTTGAACCGGGAATGTTCTTTTTTGATATTGAAAAGTGTTTAAAGTATCTTAAGACTATGGATAAACAAAGCAATATTAATATATCGAAAGGTGATGATTTATTCATACATCAAGACGGTAGTAGTTTTACTATGCCGCTTTCTGTTGAACATAGAAATATTAACTTTGTTAGTAGATTAAAGTCTATGTCAATTAGTGGTGATACTGCTATGTTTGGTAAAACATTATTAGATACTTGTATAGTATTTGAGGGTAGTTTATTGGCAAAGGCCATTAAAAAACTACAAAGTGTTGGTAGTGCTACATACAAAATAAATTATGAAGGAGTGGGGGAAGTCTTTGAAATTACATCAAGTAATTTCCATAAAACAGATAAGTATAGAACTACCATTCCAATTATACGCGGAGTAGGTGAACCCGCAACCGTTGAATTTACTGCACCCATAGGTAAATTCTGCGAAGGAACAATGTTATTTTATTTACAAGATGACAAACCGCTATTACTAATTGGGGATAGTAAAAAGTTAGTAATGGCACCATATATAAGGGCGAATTAAAATGATTATAAATGCAATAGATAAGGATTTAAAATTCGGTATTAGATACCGAGATAAAGATGGAAATAGAATAGATAAGACTGTATCTTATCATAACTTCAACCCGTACTTTTATATTTTAGAAACGGCAAGAGAGATGCCATTTGTTAAGTATACAACAAAAAGTGGGTTTGGTAGTTTTAGTCAGAAGATAGAGTTATTCTATGAAAGAGATGGTTCTGTATCTCTTGATGGGAGATTGTTAAAAAAAGTGACATGGAATCCTCCCGCACCTTACCATTGTAAGGCATTACGGAATGAATGGGATGAAACCTTTGAAGCAGATGTACCTTTTCATTATAGATATATGGTAGATGAAATAAATGAAATACCCGAATACACACTAAAGAAGTGGTATTGGGATATGGAGTGGCAACAAGGTGGCGAATTCGATGAAATGATTACTTGTATCGTAGTTTATGATAACCATGAAGAAAAAATGTGGAATTTTCATTGGTTCCCGCCTACTGCCGTAGGAGATTATTCCGATACTATGTTTAGGCATGAGTCCGAGATAGAAATGTTAAGGAGTTTTGTATCTTGGTTAGATAGATGTGACCCCGATATGATGATTTCTTGGTTCGGTTCTAAATTCGACCTGCCAAAATTAATAGAAAGACTTCATGCTAATGGATTAGACCCCAGAAAACTATCACCTTATGGTGACGTTGATGGAGTCTATTACAATGAAGGCTTGAAATTATCGAGAAAGGTTCAAAATTATTCTCCGATTGCTCAACCTATTAGGGGAAGAATCTTACTAAATTTAGATTTAGCGTTTGAACGCCAATGGAATGATGCACAAAAAGGGACACTCCCTTCTTTAGCATTAGATTATGTGGCTGAAACTGTATTGGGTGAGAAGAAAATGGTGAGTGAGAAGTTCCCAGATAAAAATGAGTTTTTCGCCAAGGCTTGGCTTGAAGATTCACAAACCTACATGGACTATGCTAAAAAAGATGTTGAATTAATTGCTAGGATTGATGAAGAAAATTATATTTCAGAATCTGTATTGGCATTACAACGATTACTAATTGCACCATTTGATGCTTGTTTTTATGCAAGTAATATGGGTAGTGTATATTTTATGAGAAACGCTAATTGGAAAGCACCAACAGGTGTGCAAGGGCCAAAGACTGATTATCAAGGGGCAATGATTTATGACCCTATGACTGAAGGAACAAATGGCCTACATCTTAATGTTGCTGCATTTGATTTCGCAGGTCTATATCCTAGTATGATTATTGCAAGGAATATATCATGGGAAACTAAATCAGACAGTCCTACTGCATTTGCGGTGAATATTGCTACGCCAAGAGATTTTAGCATAGAAGAAGATTTTGATTTCAGATATTATAAGACTGATAAATTGGGAATGTTGCCAAGTGCTTTATTGCATTTGAAGACTCTTAGAAACACTTATAAGAAAAACATGAAGGAGTCCACTACAAAGGATGAGTATGCGAAGTGGAACAATAATCAATTAGCAGTTAAAAGACTGATGGCTTCATTTTACGGTATTGTTGCCTATCAAGGATTTGGGTGGGCTGATGTAGATTTAGCCGCAAGTATTACTGCAAGCGCAAGACAGGCTATTAGAGAAGCCGCATTTAAAGTGATGGAATTATGAATAGAATAAGACAAAAACCTTGGCATAGAAGATGTAAAGAATGTAATGTGCTTATGAGGACTTTAAGTGGTAGTAAACCAGATACATGTGGTAAATGCTACATGGAATATAAAAGAAAACAAAGGAGTAAATAGGTATGAATAAAAGATGTAGAAATTGTAATGAATACCTTAGAGGTAGTCTAGCAGGTTCATATACTACCTGTAAAAAATGTTATATGGACTTTAAAAGAAATGAAAGAAAGGAGAAAGGATTAAAATGAAACATAAATATAAATATTATTGTCAATGTCAATTTAATAAGGTGCAAAGGTGTGTTGATACTAAAGGTAGATGTACCTATTGCAAACAGGAGGTTTTAGAATGAAAGTGGTCTATGGACATACTGATTCTATATATGTAGAAATGCCTATGGATAAAACTGCTGAGACTTTGGCTATTTTGAATAACCATGTTAGGGGATTATTTCCTAATTTGTTGGGTTTAGAAGAACACCCCGTCACATTAGAGTTTGAAAAGTATTACCAATCATTAGGTGTAGGTATTACTAAGAATAGAAATGCAGGTTTAATATCTTGGAAAGATGGAAAATATTTAGATGAGCCGGAATTTGTTATGACAGGTTTTTCTGCTAAGAGAGTAGCAATAACAGGTTTAGCAAAAGAAACCCAATTACAGATATTGAAAGATTGGGTTGGAGGTAAATCAGAAGAAGAAATAACTACTGATTTGAAAACTCAATACAACCATGTATTGAATGGTAAGTATGATGTTAAAAAGTTAATTAATAGGTCTAGATTTAGACCAGAACGATTTGAATATAAGTGCAAGAAATGTAATAAGAAGTATGATATGCAATCAGCAATTAACCAACATAAAGTATTTAGTGCATCTTATTGTAGTAAGTGTGGAGAACCCTTAGTCTTAGTTACAGAACAAGGTAAGAATCCTAGCATTGGTGCAGGGGTTGAAGGCATTGTATGGTATAATCAAGTCATGAGTAATTCAATAGATGACTCGTTTGTATATATTAAAGCAAGAGATGACATTAAAAGAGAAAAGTATATTCACCCAATAACAGGAGTTGCTAAAAGACCAACATATATAGCGGCTCAAACTATGGATGAATTAATAGATTTGTGTAAGCCTGACTTACATCATTACGCAGAATCTATAATTAAGAAAGCATTGCCTATTTACAAGGCTATGAATTGGGACACAGACCCAATAAAACAAGATGTAAGTCAAACACAATTAGATGAATGGTGGTAAAATGAAAATGATAGATAAATTATTAAAAAAATGGTGGTCAAAAAGTATGTATTATAGGAGGCCAAAAGAATGAGAGAATATACATATCAATGGAATCCTAATACATTCGATGACCCAAATGAACCAATATTGAAGATAACTAAATCTTCGTTTGGCTCGTTTCAATGGTGTCCTAAGAAGTATTATTACTCATATTATGAGCGATTACCTCAAGATACTACTGAGGCTATGATTAAAGGAACAGTAGTGCATAACGTAAGAGAAGATTTCTTTAATGAGTTTGATGTAAAAAAGGCAGAACATATGTCCTTTGATGAGTTAGTTCAATATAATTTGGGATTACACCCAATAGATGACTACGGAGAAATATATCAAAATATAGCAACCTTTGAAGCCAATAGGTTTATAGAGGCTAGAGAAATGGAGACATTAGATGACTACCTTCCAGTAGTCAATGAAGTAATGTTAGATGCTGAGATTGTAATACCTCAAAATATTAATCCTAAAGTAGAATTAGAAAGAGATTATATTGTACATTTACAAGGTATTGTTGATAGAATGTTTATTGATGATGGTAAGTATGTACCTCTTGAATTAAAGACTGGCCCTTGGAAAGATTATAAATTAACAGGTATGAGAAAGGAATTATCTTTCTATAAGTTATTAGTGGAGAATGCTACCGATGAAGTATTAGAAGCGGCAGGTATAGATAGAAACATACCTATTACACATTGGGGTTGGTATTACCCTGTATCAAATTACTTACAAATAGAGCCGGCAAAGAAGTCTAGTATGACCGCAGTTTATAGAGGAATAACTCAATTAATTAAAGCATATGAAGACTTCCATAATAGAGGCGAAGATTTTGATACTAAATATTACTATAAGACTTGTGAGTATTGTAGTTTTAAAGAAATGTGTCCAGCATATTTGGAGGGACAATTTTTATGAAAATAGAAGAAATAGTAGAAAAGAAATTAAAGGGAAAGGTTTGGTCATTTGCTGAGTTAACAGATTTTAATAAGTTAATATCAGCAATAACACAAGAAGTATATGGAGAATTAGATGCCAAAGGAAAATTAGACTTGGTTTGGGATTCTCCTCTTTATGATGATAGCATGACTTTTGGAGAATTATTTCAAAAGACTGTAACAGATGTGTTATCTGAAAATGTAGCAGTAATAATAAGAACGCAATTAATAAATGCAAAAATAAATTTTAATGAGGATGATAAAGATGAAATTTCCAAGAGAAGTGTGGGCGGGAAGTCACATAAAAAACGCGCCACAAATGAAAAGACAGATAGTGAAGAGTAAAGAAGAGTTTGTTACATGGGTAAACTCCTTTAATGGAATAATGAATTGTTATACAACAGTATATGATTTTGAACATTTCGCTGAAACGGCAAAGGTAGAAGATTCTGTGATTATAGATAGAGCCTTTTTAGATTTTGATGCACACGGAGAACCGTTATTAAATGCATGGATTGATTTTAAAGATGTTTATGAAAAACTGTTTAGTGCGGGTATGACCTTTGATGCATTCTTTTCTGGTAAAGGATTTCATATTATAGTATATGGTGAGAGAACAAATGATATTAGAAACATTCAAGCGTATTTTACCGAATTGGCTAAGAATTATCCTACTCTTGATAGAAGCGGAATCCAAACTAATAGACTTCGTAGAATACCTAATACTGTTAATCTCAGTAGTGAAGAAAATTATTTTTGTATTCCCATTAATGATAGCGATGTTAATTATTATAAACTTAGTGCTATTTTGAGATTGGCTAAAGAACCTAGACAAAAATCTAAAACAATATCTAGAGATTTAATGAAGTGGCCCAAACTAAAACCAATAGAAGTGTCTGATGTTGAAATAGAAGCACCGCAAATAGATGGAGGATTACCTATATTACCATGCTTACATAATGCGATTATGGTAGAGAATCCGGGACATTTTGCAAGGGTTTATTTGGTTCAATGGTATAGAGATATACTAACAATGCGTAAGAGAAATATACCTATGGAAAAGAAACAGGAAATAGTTGGGATTATTATGAATGAATTAAAAAGGATTGCATCTCTAGATGAAATATGGTTAGATTGGGATGAACCTGTAACAAGAAAAAATGTATGGTATATAGTTAATGGTGGTTATCATGCTCCTAGTTGTAAGGATAGATTAATCCCTCAAGGTTATTGTGTAGGAAAGTGTTGGAGGTATTGTGAATGAATGGTGATGATGTAGAACATTGGTCTGAAAAACACTTTGGTACTTTAGCACTAACAAGAACTATTGTTGGGTTTGTTAATCTAATGGTTGGTGTAATAATTATGATAAAGATATTTGGGTGGTTTTAATGGATAAGTTATATATTGATAGTAGAGAAACATCTGATTTAGCAGAATATACTATGTCTGAATCTAGTAGGTTAAACATACCAGTAGAAAAAGCATGGTTAGAAATAGGTGACTATGTGTATCATGATGTATGCTTTGAAGCAAAATCTACTATTGACTTTCTACAATCTGTAATTAACAAGCGGTTGTGGAATCAAATAGATAATATGGATAGGCATTTTGACCATTCTATTGTTATCATACATGGGTCAATACATCAAGCGATGGCTTACCCCGCATATCTGAATATGCAAATATCAGAACAAATGCTTCAAAATAAGTTTTATGGGGCTATTGGTAAGATAACATTAGACACAGACTGTAAACTTTTTTGGGTAGAAAGCCCAAGAAAGGCGGCAAAGATAATAACAACAATATGTAAAATGAGACCCATAGATAGAAAAATAATAAAACCAACACTATTAAAAAGGATAACAACAGAAGACCTAAGAGTAAATATGTTATGTAATATTAAAGGAGTAAGCGAAACTAAAGCACAGAAATTATTAGAAGTGTTTGGTTCTATAATGGAAATAGGAGAAGCAGAACCAAATGAACTAGCGATAATAGATGGAATAGGAACAACAATAGCAAAAAGAATAATAGAAACCCTAAATAATGAAGATAAGGTGATAGTATGAATGATGATGTAAAATTTAAAGGGATAGTTGATTTAGAAGATGAAATGTATTATAGTTTCATTGATAGTGAAAATGATAACGAAGAAAGTGATGTGTTAACATTACCTTCTGTCGTTGAACAATATGTTGAAGATGCAATTCAAGCATCTAATTACAACAATATGCCGGCAGCAATGAGTTTCTTTGTAATGCTTGGACAATTAGTGAAAGATATGATAGCAATACCTAGTGGTGACAACGTAGATGATACTAGGATTCAATTCCTGTGGCTACAAACATCAGGAACAGGTAAATCTACTTTAACTAATTGGTATATACCAATATGTAGAAGTGCCTTTGAAGAAATAAATAGAAAACATCTAACTAATTTTGATATATTTGATATTACAGATTATACAGATGCGGCTTTAATAGGTTCTTTTGAAAAGGTTCAAGAACAAGTAGAAGATGATAACGGCAATATGAGAAACGTGACTGTTAGTAGACCCATACCCGGTCAATTAGAGGGTAGTGGATTAGCCATGTGGGATGAGTTTGAATATTCAGGAGTGTTTAAACAATCTCAACATAAAGAACAAGCAATTGTATATCTTAATACCTTTATGAATACTTTACATGGTGAAACTTGGGTTATTTCTAAGAAGTTAAAAGATGGAGATGAACCTATCGAGTGTAGATGTAGGAGGTCAATATATGCTACAACATATATACCAAAAGAATTAACTAACCTTATTACTACTAAAGGAGTTTTACAGAGAATGTTAATGTTTATCTATACTGTACCCCAATACCAACAAAGACAAATGCGTAGGAAGTTAATTGCTGATTGGGGAGTTATTAAAGATAGGGGTATTCCTAAAGATAAATATACTAAGGTTTTTATGAAACTTTATGAGGCTCTTAAAGAAAGATTCGATGAAGTGGGCGGTGACCCCCTTAAGACAGTAGTTATCACGAAGGAAGCAAACGATGCTTTACTAAGAGAATGTGAACTAATGGAAGAGTATATTACTAATAGTAGGCCCGAAGTGTTTGAAGCGATGGAGACATTTATTAATAGGATTTTGAAGCATATTCAAAAGATGGCGATATTATGTTGTGTTGCTGAAGCCCCAAGTATAAGCGATAAAAGTAAAAGATTTCGTGTAACACACAATAATGTGCTTCAAGCATCTTCTTTGATTCGTCAATGTTATAAGAGTCTAGTGGCTTGGCTTGATGAGGCACTACGAGAAGAGAAGCGAACCATGATTGATAATGCGGGTATAGGCGTTATGAAATCAGTTTACCGTAAGATGGACAAGAAAGATGGCTACGTTAGTAAGGCTGAATTTATACAATTCTTACAGAAGGAAACAAAAAAGGGAACGGCAACATTATATCGTTGGTATGCTAAAACTGAAGAGTATTGGGAACAAACGAAAATAGGCCGTCAAGTATACATAAGATTGAAGGAGGATAATAAATGAAGTGGGAAAATAAGTTTGTAACATTTAACTTAGCAAATGGGCCAAAGGTCATAATGGAAACATTAGATACTTATGGTAAAGATGGATGGGAATTAGCCACAATAGTTACAGTAGGCGATACTGAACAGATGGTTGCTTTTCTAAAGCGTAGATACGATTTAGTGGTAGATGACCCTGAAGAAGGTAAAAAGAGTAAGATAAGTAAATTATGGGGAAACTCAGATGAGTGATGTATTAGCATTAGATATTGAAACTAAAAACTATTCTTATGAAATAGGTGGGTGGGGTAATACCCATATGTTTATCCCATCTGTTATTTGCACATGGGATGGAACCATTGGTAAAATCTATGTAGATGAGAATGTTGAAGGATTAAAGAAATCTAATGTTATTATTAAATCTATTAGGGAACTAAAGTTTGATTTAGATGAACACTTACAAAAGGGTGGAATTCTATTAGGTCATAACATAGCAGGTTTCGACTTACCTGTTTTAAGAGATTCTCTGGATATATATTGTGTAGGAGATTATTTAAATAAAAGAGCCTACATTGACACTAGTAGAATTATTAGTAAAGCATATGGGGAAAGATATAGTTTAAATAATTTAGTTAAACATACATTAGGTGATGAAAAACTCATGCATAGTGAAGATGCACCTGTATTATGGAAACAAGAAAAGTATGAAGATGTTGCTGAGTATTGTTTAAAAGACTGTCAGTTAGTATATGACTTATGGAAGCATGGTATAGAGCATAAGAGTGTATCGGGGTTTTCTAACGAAAAAGAAGAAGAAAGAAATTTGGAGGTGGAATGGTAATGGTAGGAACATTAGAAGCAATATTGTGGGTTATGTTTATCCTTGGAGTGAGTTTGTTATTCTTTGCTGCGTTTGGTGCGGATAAAGTATCAAACCAGACAATTGAAGAATACATGGATAACTTAATTAAAGAGGAAAATGATAAACGTGGCACTTAGAGAGAAATGTAACCATTGTGGTTATGAAACAATTCCTAGAAGGATTCTAGGTTTTTATGTGGGTTCTCCACAAAAGGTTAAGATTTGGGAATGCCGAGAGTGTAATGCTCTTTGGTCTGAAAAAGTCTTTTCCTTAGTGGAGGCCCGCTAAAGGTTTTTTTTTGGCATTTTTTTCCCTATATGTCCAAAATAAAAATAGACTATTTATACTCTAGGTAGATTAATTGGTGGAATTAATTTAAGAAAAAACAAGCCGCCGAACTTCCCGTTCAACAGGCTTTGAGCAACCCCAAAAATGACCAATTGCGGGCCATCTGACGGCCTCTAATGGGGTGGCCCGATAAGTCCTTCAAGTGGGGGTTAGGGGCTTGTATTCGGTGTTTATTCGCAAATCTGTGACTAATAAATTCGGCCACATCGTCCGGCGGTTCATATACTCCTAGCATTTGGTTTTGCGTTATTTCACATTGTACCATTATGTAATTATAACATCCAATCGGGTCTAGAAGGCCAATTCTCTAATGCTTCTTCTATGGTATCATAGTCCGTAGCATCTAGTAAATCTTGCCTATAATTTGTTAACTCAGTTTGTTGTGTTTCTGTTAATGTATTGTAAAATAGAATGCCTTGGTATTTATCTAATCTCTTTAATTGTTGGTTTCTTCTTTCTCTAAACTCTTGCCAAGCAAAATCGTCAGCACCGCTTGCATCATATAATTCATGGCCGGGGCCAACATTGTAACTTACTGTTACATTTGGATTCACGTATTCTTCTTCTTGTTCTATATTTCCATCTGTCATTTAATCACCTATTCAACTGTCATAACTAAAGAATACATCCACTACTACACTACCCATATCAACCGCGCCTGATTCTCTTTTCATTGAAATAACATCTCCTTTATCATAAGAAGCAGACAGTCCATCAACCAGATGCCAATGAGCAGTAGCATTTGCATTTTCAGAGTTCTGTCTAGTAAAGTCACTACAATCAAGAGATATGTTAGTTAATGTTCCTTGACCAGAATCTCCATTTGCGAATATCCTCCAAACTTGTGCGGTTGTTCCAGAAAGAACAACACCATTTGTTCTAAACAATACTGCTCTTATTGTAATATCTCTTGCTAAAGCGATGTTATTGAATCCTGCTGAATCATCATCAAAAGTAAGACTTGCTAATGCTGCACCGCTTCCAGCAGTAGTACCATAATCTAATTTACCATATCTAAATCTTTCCCAAAGATTGTATCCTCTTGTTGTAGAAGTAGATTCAACACCTAGAGGGAATCTAGCAGCAGTATCACCACCATCTAATGTTAATAACTCATTTGAACTGTTAACTCTAAACTTCATATCACCTGCTGATTTTCTATTTACGATGTAAGTATCATTCTCAGACTGTGCAAAGTCAGATGAAGCAGTAGCCGAAGAATCAGTTACTCTCAAGTTAGCCTGTGTACCGTGTGAAACTTCTAAACCAGCGTGACTTGCAGTTCCAGACCAACTTGTAGCATTTACTATAACATGACCTGCATCAGTAATCCTCATTCTTTCGTGTGAACTGGTGTCATCATTGTCATCAATAGCAGAAGTAAAGAATGCTAAGTCTCCACCCTTATCTCCTGTTCCTTGGGCTTCTGCGGCATAAGCGGCTATACTTGCTGATGCTTCAAGTACGCTACTTGGGACGTTTCCATCTCTTGTATCGAAACCTATGCCACCAATTAAATTACCATCTGCAATTGATTCATCATTGTTAACAATTAGAATACCATCGTTATTATCTTGAACACCAGAGTTTGTACCTACATTGACTTGTAATCTATTCATTGCAGGGCCGGGGTCAGAATCACCGTCACCATCATCACCAATGATAATAGCCTGTGCGCCACCATCAAGTCTAAGTTGTGGCCTTAATGTTCCTGCACCATCTCTTAATCTAAAAGTCCAATCCATGCCATTTGCAGCAGCATCTACATACATTGATGTTGAATCTGTTGACATCTTCCACTTTTGTGAACCACCCACATCAAAGGATATACCTTCATAAGAAGTACCATCTCCATTAAGAGTTAATGCCATATCAGAACGTGGTGAAGCAGTTCCAATTCCAACCCTACCATCTTCTGCTATAACGAAAGGAGAAGAATCAGGGTCATCAGAAGAATCAACATCAACACGGAATGCATCTGTATCTCCTGATGTATTAACATGAAGTTTAGCACTATTGCTTGTTGTTCCTATACTTACAGTCCCAGAGAGATAGTTCTTTGTTTCACCAGTAACATATAAACCCCAAGGATTAGTTATGTTAGCAGCACCATCATAGTCAAGATACATTAGATAACCAGTTGATGTGCTGACTGAATCATCATTGTGGTCTATTCTATATCTAGCACCATATAATGTGCCTGTTGATATTGAATTGCTATTACTACCTTCAACATCTACTTCGTTATAACTACCATATACGTTTCCTACATTGCTTTCTCTGTTATTGTTAATTTCAATATAGTTATATTCTCCATAAGTATTAGTGTTGACTCCATTTTTTGATAATCTAATATCAGTTTTATTGCCCCATAAACTGGTTACAGTAGCACTAGCGTGTTCCATAACAGAATGAATGCTGTGAAATGTGCCTCCATATGAATGGATTGTTTGTGCAGTAGAAGGTTCAAACTCCTGATAAGTTTGTAAAGCATATTGTTTATTAGCATCACCGCTTTGTCTTTGGTCAACGTAAACACCTGCCATTTCTATTTCATCTGAACCTGAACCACCCGCAGTTGATGCGTTATCTTGGTCAATATAAATTGCATAATGCTCGTTATCTGAGCCGGGAACATTTGTTCCTGTTGTATCATAATCAATGAATATAGCAGCAGAAGACGTTGCATCTGTACCAGAATCTACGTTTTTATCAATGTGTAATCTACCAGTTAAATCATATTCTCCCCAATGCACTAAGTTTGACTCATTTCCACTTGAACCAATATTAACAGCATTACCTGTATTATACTGCATATGTATTGCACCACTATCTGTTTCAAATTCATTAGTGCTTCTAAATTTCAGATTACCCATTGTTATTGCAGGTGCAGTTAATACGCTTCCATCGAATGTTAAGTTTGCTTCACCATTTAATGCATCAGCACTACTAAAGGTTGCTACTCTATTATCAGCACCATTAGCAACGGCTGAAACTGCACCACTACCAGAACCCGCAGCAGCCCAAGATAAAGTTCCAGAGCCATCTGTTGTCAACTGTTGTCCATTAGAACCATCAGCAGCAGGTAATGTCCAAATTAAATTAGATGAAACTGTTCCGGGTGATTCAAAACCAACATAATGAGAACTGTCTGAATCATAAAATCTTACTTCTGTTTGTGACCACATTCTTAAATCGCGCCATGTCCCTATATGGTCAGACATTACTCTAAATATATTTGAACCTGCAACGTTATGATATTGACCTGTTTCACCATCTAAATATAATTTACCCGTTCCGCTATCAACATTACCATTTGTGCCATCGTGATATATTTGTAAATCATTATCAGCACCAAAGTATAGTTTCTGTGAATCTGATGGAATATAAATATGTCCTGTATCAGAATTAATCTTTAATCTAGCAATGGTGTCATCAGTATAAACTTCAGTATCGTTATAAGAACCCATTGCATTAGTAGTACCTGAAGTTAATTCTAAATTTCCACGCCCGTAAGCATCAGTAGCAACAAATCTTAACCCTGCACCTACTCTACTTCCAGTTTGTCCAGATGAATCTTCGTTGTTATAGAACAATAAACTACCAATCTTATCACCAGCAGCATAGCCAGCATCTCTAGCATTGAGTAAGATAGTAGGGTTGTTGGTAGCAGTTACATCTAATAATGCTCTAGGAGTGATAGTGCCTACTCCCATTTTACCATCGTAAGAACCTTGTGAGCCTCCGAATAAGAAGTCACCATTACCAATGTTTATGTCTGCTTCTCCGTTATATGATAGGTGCATGACAGAAGTACCTGATTCATCATAATGAAATGCTAGGTCATTTCCTACAACAATTCTGAAATCATCGTCTTGGAAATTAAGGTAAGTATTACCATCTCCATTATGATAAATAATATTATCTACACCAATATTACCTGCTACGTCTAATGCATAATCAGGGCTTGTAGTGCCTATTCCTAATTTAGCCGCACCACCTAGAATTAAATCATCTGCTGATTCATCCCATAGCATATAGGAACCAGAAGTAGCACCAAAGAATTTTACATCGTGTCCTGTATCATCAACACCAACTGTCATTGTTCCGGTTACTTGTAATGCAGAACCATCAAAGGTTAGATTTCCTTCTGCATTTACATCTGTAGCAGAAGCAGATTTGGCCGTTAATATTTTATTATTACCTGCATTGGCAATTACTTCTGACATATCTACACTAAAGGTAGTTGAAGATAAATCAAGTCCTGTTCCTGCTGAATAAGTAGTATCAGTATTAGTAGTAAATGTTAGATTGGCTTGCATATAGTTTGTTAAGTGAGCGATATTGCTTACTTTCCAAGCATCTGCTGATGCATCATAAATATTGAATCTATCTGCGGTATTCCAACTTGTTTGACCTAACAACGTTTCGGCTTCTGCATCCCACATTGAAAGGGTGCTTCCTGATAAGTTTAAACCATTACCTGCTGAAAGAGTTTGTAATGAAACAGTCCCAGTAGCATTAGGTAAAGTAATAGTTCTATCAGCCGTTGGGTCTGTAATAGTTAATGTAGTTTCATAAGCATCAGCAGTTGCTCCTTCAAACACTACTGCATTTGCTGCTTCCATTGTTACAGTATTAACTTGGGTTGTTGTTCCAGCAACATTTAGATTTGGAACTAATAATGTTCCTGTGCTTGGATTATATCTTAAAGCACCTGTATCATCTAATAGACCATTTGATTCATTATGGAACACAACAGGGAAATTAGTATTTGCTGTGCTATCTGTAACTGTTACGGTTGAAGCACTTGTTTGCGCATCAACATATGCTTTAATAGATTGTTGTGTTGCTAAGTGTGTAGCAGAATCTGTACTCATATCATCTTCATCTAATACTGGAACAACAAGGTCAAGAGTATTATCACCAGTTTGATATGTAGCAGTAATAAATGTTTCAGTATTACCAGTAAACAAACCACCTGCATAATCTTCAACTTGTGCTTGTGATAATTGTGTGTTAGTATTAGTAGTTTGGTTAACCCAAGATAAAACACCGCTACCATCTGTTTTTAACACCTGATTAGCAGAACCATCATCACCGGGTAATGTAAGAGTAAAGTCTGAACTGATAGAAGAAGCAGGTTTAATATTTACATAATCATCACTATTATTAATTAACCTTAATCCTAACCCTTGACCAACACTAACTCCGGCTGAGTCTAACCACATTAAAGGCTCAGGCCCACTATTAATCATCGTAGCAAATTCAAGTTTTCCATCAAGGCTATTAGCAGTAGGGTCAATAAGTGTCGCTGTAATTGTAGCATATCTCTGTGAAGCACCGTTAGCATCATCACCTTTAAATTCTATATATCCTAATCTATCATCAGCAGCAGGGCTTGAAGAATCTCTTATTAACTTTAAAGTCGGGCCTCTAGCGTCTGTTGCATCTGTGCTAATTATTTCAACTGCACCTAAACCGTGTGGTTGTATTTGAATACTTTCGTTTAATGAATCTGTAATAATTTTATTACCGTTTACATCTAAATCTCCACCTAATTGTGGGCTTGTATCATCAACAATATCTCCACTTGAAGCAACAAGGTCTATTGTGCCATCATCATCTTGATATGTTACAGTAATGTTTGTTTCTGTATTTCCAGTAAACATACCACCTACAATATCTTGGACTTCTTCAGTCGATAATTGAGTATTCGTGTTTGTCGTGAACGTTAGATTGTTCTGCATATAAGTTTGTATTCTGCTTATATCTGATTTTACAGGTGTGTTACCAGCAGAAGTATCCCTTACTACAAATTCGTCATCACTTGCAAGAGCAGCGTTAATATCATTCATACCACCAACATCTAATTTAAAATTAGTTCCTGATAAAGCAACACCTCCAGCAGTAGTAGCACCATAAGTTGTATCTGTAGAAGCAATTGTTATATCACCGCCACTTTCACTAATAGTAACATTTGACCCTGCAACAAAGTCTAAAGATTCAGTATTGCTAAGAGTATTACTATCTGCTGTAACTGTTCTCCATGTGTTAGTATCAGTATAGTTACCAGAATGAATATTAGTTGAACCTTGGTCGGTTGTCCAATCTATTATTTCATCATCAGCAATACCTAAATCGCTTCTTACTTCTGCGGCAGTTCTACCTTCAACAGATGTTCCATCAATCCTTAAGAAGTCATTATCTGCTACATTAGCATTGGCGACTAGAACATTACCATCAGAAATACCAGATGCTAGTCCCTTTACAAACGCAAGATTAGTTACTTCTGAATCCATTAATGCACCTGCGGCAGTAACATTTGTTGCGTCTGTTACATCAGCAGATGCTTCAATACCATCTAATTTATCATGGTGAGCAGTAGACATTAAACCTTCAGCACTTGATGTTGCTTCTGAATAAGTTGTATTAACATAATTACCAGTATGAATGTTTGTTGAGCCTTGGTCAGAAGTCCAATCAATAATCTGATTACCACTAGGAATAGTTGGTTTATTTAATATTTGAGCGTCACCACTTCCAGCATCCCAATCTGATTGAACATTAACTTCTGCACCACTAGCAGGTAATGTAGCCCAAACACTTCCTGTTCCTCCACCACCACTAACTAATTGTGTTGCTGTTATTTTACTTAATAAGTCATCTACGTCCATTTTGTCCCATGTAGAAGCACTATCATCATAAACTGCTAATTTATCGCTTGCTATTGCTAAGTCAGTCATTTCTGTTAAATCACCAATAGTCTTACTAATAGCGTGTTGAGTGACAGAAGAAGCAGATATTCTAGCATCAGCAAATGTTCCGCTTGTTATTTTACTTGTAGGTAAAGCACCTACTCTAGCAGCCGCTAATGTGCCACTACCAATATTATCAGCATTAGTTGTATCAGTAGTAGCAGAAGCCGCTAATCCATGTGATGCAATACTTGTAACTGCGCCACTTAATTTACTTGTAGCGATAGCCGCAGTTGACTTTATGTTAGCATTTACTAAATCACTAATAGTGTTGTTATCTGCATCAATGGTTTTATTAGTTAATGTTTGAGCGACATTGTGTAATACAACAGTTCCTGAAGCATCAGGTAATGTGATTGTATTATCTTGGTCAGGGTCTTCTATTGTTAATGTTGTTTCGTGAGCATCTGCCGTAGCCCCCTCAAAAACAATAGCATTAGCGGCATTCATAGTTACAGTATTAACTACTGTTTGAGTTCCGTGAACAGTTAGATTACCGCGAATGTCAACAGTAGTATCATTACCAGCATCTCCTATGTATAGTGTATCACTAGAATCTAATGCTGCTAAGATTGCTTTAACGTTTGTTTCATCAGTTACATCAGCACCATCTTCAACATTTAGCATAGTTAATACTTGTGCCTTTGTTAGTTCTTCTACTATTCCATTAGCACCAGAAACTCTACCTAGTATTCTTTCATCAGCAGAAACATTTTGCATCTTAGCATAGGTAACTTGGTCATCTGCTATATGTGCAGTATCAATAGAACCATCTACTAATTCTGAAGAATCAACTGAATTTGCGCCTAACATTGCGGCGGTAACTGTACCTGTATCTCCTGTTGTTACAACATTACCTGTTGTTGCAGGGAAAGTAATTGTTCCTGACCCCTTAGTTATAGTTCCATCTTTATTTATTAATAGTGTTTCTGTTCCACCATTAACTGCTGAAAACTCATTATTAGTTTTACCAATACCAAGGAATTGTATTTTTCTATCTATTGCTTTAGCCGCACTACTTTTTGATATTTCTACTAAAGCGAGTGGAATATCTCCTATTTGTGGTGAAGCAGATTTTGAAGTTGTATTGCCTAATGCGGTGGCCCCTCTAGCAACTAACGTATTATTAGAAGCAATCACTAATAGACCATACCATGTATTAGATGCATTCACAACCCATGTCGGTTCTATTGCTCCGGGGTTTAGGGCTGGCATTAACTTGCCATCTCTAAAGTAAGTAATAGAATCAGCGTCAAATGTAGTATGACTACTACCTGCGCCTTGTGTGATATTACCACCTGCGGCAACAAAAGAACCCGTTGCGGCTATATTCAAACTATTAATAATTGCGGAGTGAATGTGGTCTGTACCGTCTTGAAGCCTTTCAGTATCATTGTTATCAGTATTAGCCGTTAGACTACCCTTTAAGGTACTAATAAATTTAGGGTTGTTATCTACCATTATTCTACCCCCAATCGAAGAGTGAAACTAATAGTCTCGTTTGCGGCAAGCGGCCCTATGCTCTTAAATGTTATGCGGCTCAACATATTTCCGCCAGTAGCCGCGTCAAATACACCTAATTCTGATACTGTATTTGACTCTAATTCACTACCAGTAAATGTTACTTCATAAATTAACACTTTACCTACTTTTGTTGGTGTTATAGTTTTTCGGCTACTTAACACACTATGGTCTAATGTGGTTTGAGAAACAGAAGTATCATCACTTCCATCTCCAATATCCATATACTTAAACCCACTTGTTCCCTTTATTAAATCGGCTACTGCCTTTCTTCCTGCATCTAAAATCATAATGCTATCTCCCTTGTTTCTTTTACATCTGTACCTATACCCATAGTTGTTGAAAACCCTATTAGGTTAGTGAATCCTAGTGTTCCGCCTTGCGCTGTTGTTATCTGATACTTAAGTGATTCCTCTAATATACTAACATTTTCAAAATTAAATTGTGTCGTTGTATCTAATACAACATTTTGAGTGAAGGTGCTTGTTAATCCTGTCTTTTGAGTTATGGCTAATTCATTTAATCTTTCTGCTATTGATTTATTATATGTACCAACAGTAATTGTTGCAACACTAGACATAGCATTTTCAATCTCAAAGACAACATAATCATCTGGTGGAATATTATGATTAGGGAAATTTAATGTAATTAAATCACCGGGCTTCATTAACTCAAATCCTTCTTTTTGCATTGTTAACTTAATTTTCTTTGATGGAGTATTATGCAATTCTAATAATTGTTCTGCTTTAATCTGTGCTTCTTTAATGTGTTTTATATTAGGGTCAATATGCTTAATAACCTTTAAATTTTTATTGTCTGGTATTTGAGTTGTTGCTTTGATATTATCTCCTATTACCACAACTTTGTTAGCCTTATCAAAAAGACTTTCATTGCTATCTACTGATAATAGGTTAGAACTATCTTTATATCTTAAAGAATATTTTCGTGCAGAACCAGCATCATCTAGTTTTTTAACTTTAACCTTATCTCCCACATATTTATATTCTAAACCATTCTTTTCGGCTAAGAAATTAACCGCATTATAAACATCATTTTCTACAAATTTAGTATTTAATATAAATGGTTTTCTTGAAGTAATAGTTAATTCATCATTTGCAACAGGACTATAATATATATCTGCCCCTCCACTATCATTTTCTGCTAATGTTACATTTGTATTATTTATGGTTGCTATTTTTCCTATAAATTTACCATCTTGATTATATATCACATCATCAACTGTTATATTAGAATTCGCATTTGCATTTAATGTAATTGTAGTGCCACTTGTAGAAGCAACAATGTTATTTGTATATGTGAGGTTTCTTTCAACGTTATCAATATCTATATCGTTATCTTCTAGTATTGTTTCTATTGCTTTAGTTACATCTGTGCCAATAGATAATGTATTTCCTATATATATTCTTTTAGGTTTAACCTTTAATTGAGAAGGTGTAGTTATTAAAAATACTTTCCCAAATGATACTATTCCTGAACCTGTTAGTTTACCTGAATAGTCTAATGATAATTCTATATTAGCAGTATAATCTTTTGTTGTTGTTACTCGCCTAGTGTTTTTTCCATCTGTTACACAGAAGTCACCACCAGTTACTATATCATTTGCTTTTGCTAGAGTTCTTCTTTCTATAAATCCATTGCTATTCATAACATCTGTACTAACTGCTAAATACATTGCATAAATATGTTCTTGATATGAGTTAATTCTACCAGTAGAACCTGTAAGAAGATTCTCGGTTTCTGTTTTATATTGTAACCCTGTATCAAACATTTTATTAAAATATATTTTTTCTGGTGTGTCATCAAATGTTGTGTCTGATATTCTCATAAGTCTATATGTATATCCATTGTTAGTGAAATCCATAGGTTTATCTAAATTTAATGTGTGTAATGTTTTACCACCTGAAGCAGAAACAAGGTGACTAGTTATTTTTCCAATATATTTCGGTACTCCTTCTTTATCGAAACTTTTACAAAGAACAGTAGCACCAGTAGCAAGACTCCAACTTGCCGCAGATTCAGAACTACCAGCCGTAACACCAGTTGTATTTCTAGAACAACCCGTAAAAGATGTAGATGTTTTTCCAGTATAGGATATATGTTCCCAAGCATAAACTGTTGCTGAACCACCGCCAACTGAATATGTGTAAGAACCCCATACTGTTATTGTTCCTGATGAAGGGAACCCATTAGTTGAAAGGACTGGAATTGTTGTAGCAGCAACATTCGTTACTGCACTACTTAATGTTGTAGATGATGTGCTAGGTAATGCGCCAGTTGTAGTTTCATTAGAGACTATGTAATGATTTTTTAAGTTAGGCATAAACGCCATCCAATTATGTGTAGAATTATCATTCATGTGAAATTGTAGTTGGTCTGAATCAGCATCTCTTTGAATACCAATTGAAGCCAAAGATGATGTAGTTATATTAGATAAATCAAAGTGTGGTTTAAAGAAGGCTTGAGTGTTAAAAAGTTTTCCTCCATCATTACCACTAGCAGAAGCATGATAAGTACCAGATGAATAATTATCATATGATTCACTATCACTTAAAATTCTATTAGCAGTTCTAGTACCTAATATAGCAGCATCTGTGCCTCGCCTTTTAATTAATAAATTTCTTGAATGTTGGTCACGCCCAGACTGTCCACTATTATAAGCATTAAATTTAGCCTGTGTATCTAACCCTATTGAAGCACTAGTGTTAATCATTTTATCTGTCATACTAGCAAAAGAGTTCTTAATATCTGAAAATATTACTGTGCAGTTATCATAAGGATGACCAGTACCCATTAAAAATTCTTGGGCTTTAGCATGACCGCTTCCAGTTTCAAATGTTTCATGGGCTAATGCACTAATTAATCTAGAAGAATGATGATAACTAGGAGGACTGTTACTATTGTCTTCCCAATAATCGTCTTTTTCCCATTGTGCTACATCGTGGAAAGCAGAAATTGCAAAATTTTCTCTATTAGTCGTGCCTCCATTATTGCTTCTTACTTGAGAAATCATAGGAATCCAAAGGTTATGTGTATAAAATGTAGTAGAGTTATCTGTTAATGAATCTTCATATCCTAGATAATTCTTATCAATTTCTCCTCTTGCTAAATACATATTAGTAAATTTAAGTGAGTTAGTATCTAAAGTATCAATACCATTTTTATCGTCAGCATATATATTAAATGGCATAATACCGGGAAAGTTATGTGTTAAAACTTGATTACCACTAATATTTTGTGTATTCTTTTGTGCTTCTATAGAATAAGCCCTTACTCTTGCACCATCCGTATCTTCATAGATAAGCCAGTCACCATTAACCCAATCTCCGTCAGTATCACCAGTTAAAGTTACAGCACTTGTACCTTTGTAAACTGCTAATAGTCCTCCACTAGAGGCACGATAAAATGCAGTATTTGGTTGCACAGTAGTATCAACTTCATTTGAAGTATTTTTCGTATAGAATCTTAATAATAAATCTCCACCTCCACCTTCTTTATCTACACTCATATCTCTATCAATATCAGTAAAGGGTGTCCATCTAATATATTTGAAATTTGGTATGTTTGGTATTTCAGAGGTTTTGGGCATGCTTTCAGCATCTACTGGATTAAAATGCCAATCAAACGTAGCCTCTACTAACCTCATGACTCCAAATCTTTTTATTTGATTTGATGTAATTGTTGATGAATTAATTTGAGCAGTTTGATATACACTATCCTTTACTGATACTTCATTTAAAGTACCTGTATAGTTTGCATGATTAACACTATTACCCTTTTCTTTTTCGCCTTCTAATAACATACCATAATTAGTAAAATCTTTTGTGCTATATCCTATGTGATTATGTCTCAACATAGATTCTGGGTAAACATCTCCTAAACTTAAGATTTCATAGTTTTTTACTTTAGGGTCTACATTTATCAAATACCTTGCACCATTATCATGTATTGTTGATTGTAATCCCCAATTATCTATTTCTAAAGAATAATTATTAATTTGACTTAAACTAATATCTGGGAATTCTCTTGGAGGAACAAACCTAACATTATCTGAACCTTTATATTTATATGCCCCAGTTAATGTGTTATAGGTATCATCATATTCTTTATCTATAATATTGCTACCTTCAATAGGTGTCATTGTTTCTGATAATACTACGCTTGATACATTAGAACCATCCCCCTTAATTCCATAAGCGGGTGCTGCTCCTAATAAATTTTGACTTCTTAATTTATTGTATATTGACTCATGATATGAAGCATTGCTGCTGGTTAACATATTTCCTTTATTTTTACTAAAAATATCACTACCATCTGATTCTTGTAAATCGTGATATTTAAAGGTGTTTTTAGGCCCATATAAATTAGTAAATTTGTTTTGTAATCTATGGATAAATCCTGATATTGGTATATTTCTATTTACTAAATAAATATAAGCATTGTTTTCTGAAGCAAATCTAGTATCACTTGTGTTTGTTTCGATAGTACCTAACACTAAAGGCATAGTAGGAGCAACAGCCATTAATGATTCGTTACCCGATTTTTCATTAATACCTAAAACAGTATAATAATTTAAAGAAGAAGGGCTATGTAAAGATATTACATTTGGAATAATATTAGACTCATCTCCTAATTTTAGAGCAAAGTTAGAATCGTTATCTCTAATACCTTTTATATCTGAAATATCATATCCTAATGCTTTATCTTCTTTATAGGTACCAGAAGCAGAAGTATAAGGTAGTGGTGATAAAGTTTGATTTCTAGAGGCATCATATACAATCTTTTCTCCATCTATAAATGCTAATCCTTTATCTCCTGTTGCACTTAAATCAGTAGTATAATTTGTGGCCTTTAAGTTAGAAAATAATGCTTTATTCAATGTAATAAATGGTTTATCTGAAGTGATATTTATTACTTTAAATACATGACCATTTGATAATGTAGAAGTAGTATAGGCTACATCTGTTAAATTAACGGTTGTGCTGTTTACTGATAACACTTCTCCTACAAATTCCCAACTATTTGTATAAACTAAATCATGCTTTTTTACTGGAACAGGAGAAGTGCTTGTAGTAAATGAACTTGCAGTAGAAAGTAAACTACCACTTAATGTCATACTGGTATATGTATTAAACATAGGTACTAATGAAGAATGTATTATATCATTACTATGGTTTAAATCAGTTGTTACAGTATTTTCTAATAGTTTTGAAAATCTATCTCTACCTGTAATTGTATAACTAACCACACCATTCTCATTATTTGAAACTACATCTTCAACAGTCCCATTGAATATTTCTTCGTCTAATGAAAATTGTCCTGATAAATAATATAGATGCGAAATGGTTGGGCTAGGCACATAATCAGAAGTGATAGGGTTCTTAAGTTTCAAATAACTATGAACAGAATCACCATAATCAACTTCAATATCTTTTCCTACATATTCTGGAGAAAGCATTCTTAATTTCGTAGCGGCCACACCAGAATTAGATTTTGATATGGTATTGCCATTTATTGTTAATCTTTGGAAATTATTACTACTATATACTGCTTCTGTATCTATTGGTATTGCCCCGGCTAACCCACCATTCCATGCTCTTACATATATGTCTTGTTTAGTATGCGAGGGCATTGAACTAATATTACCAAAAGTAGAACCTGTAGATTTCTTAGTTTTATTTACAGTAATAATTTGATTTAAATTAGTTGAATCTGGTGCAGCAATTGATGAAACTATAAATAAATCATCTCTTATTCTTAATATATCTCCTGCTTTAATAAAGGAATCATTACGGCAATCAAATTCTTGAATGATTTGATTTAAGGTTATTGTATTATTAGATGCAGTTGTAGCAGTATAAGGCAGTTTATATTCACTTAATGTTCCTGCATATAATGAGTTTCTTACTTTTAGTGTATGGTCTTGTTTATATTTAAGATGAGCAGTACCCGTTTGGTCTAATATTTTTACAGATGCTATTTGTGAGATTTTATTTTTTGGGTAATTTACTCTTACATCTATTGCTCCAAAGATTGTGTTGTTTTTCATATTTGAATCTTTGTAATATAAATGTCTTTTAGCACCTTGTAAGTTAGCATGATTCTTTACATAACTACCTGTAGGATTAAAACTTGTATGGTCATTATTTCTATCAAATGTGCTTCTTTTATGGTTAGGAAATGCTAAACACCATTTAGTTGGGTCAAAAGTAAATGAGTCATTTGTATCATAATAATTTTTAGATGTATCCTTATCTCTTATCTTATCAATTAACATAGCATCTAAGTTAGAACCTCCTAAATCTGAAATAGTAGTACCATATTCATTTTCTGTCATAAAAATAGATTGATGTATTGTTCTTCCATAATAAATAGTTGGAGCAGTACCTCCACCTAATATATCTGCGGTTGATGCTATATCATACTTAACAGCATCTAATACTGGGTCAGTAGCGTGAGCAGTTACAAGATTACCTACATTTCTTTTAATACCTCCAACATCAGCCCAAATAGTATGTCCTTGATATAAAGCATTATTTAATGAGGCGTTAATTGTAGTAGCACTATGATATATTCCATCAGAGTCTTGTGTCGCCGTTCCTCCGAAACTAGTCCAATCACTCCACCATCTACAAGAAGTTAACATGTATTTAGTATCGTAATTTAATTGGTTTTTTGTTATTAATCTATCTTCATAAAAGTACCAAGTAGGTCTACTCACAACATTACTAACATCATATTTATCTGCAATTGGAGAACTAGAAGTAGCAGTATTTCCTCTTAAACCATAACTTACTGCTATTACATTTGTATTGGTTTTTGCTGGCCCTTTATATATTTCAAAATTAGTATTCACAGGAATAGATGTAGGATATTTAGGTTCAAATTCTAGCCCATCTCCGTAATCATCATATGAAATGATTTCTTTAATTTTAGCAAAATGAGGTCTTATTGAAACTGTGCCATCATTACCAGAAATTTCTGGATTAATTAATATAAAATAATCATACTCATCAAATAAAAACGTTGCTGGTTTTTCAGAACCTGCTAATTTATAGCCGACAGTTGTAGCGTTTTTATCATAAGTTCTTATTCTATTGGATTTAGATTCCTGTTTATTTTGAGCATAAGTAGTTATACTTACACCCGTAGGAATAATTCTATTAACAATTCCATTATCTGCATTTGCTGATATATTTGGTTCAACCGTGCCTCCTATATCAATGGGTGCATTTCTAATCTCAAAGAAGTTAGCAGATGTTCCTGAAGCAAATCCAGATGAGGGTATGCCCGGATTTTTAATAATAGGATTAATAGAAGTTTTATTAAAAGCAGTATTAGGAAAAGCATTTCCTCTATTAGCATAAGTATAATTCAATGCTTCCCCTTGGGTTTTACCAGCATTTAATACATAATAATAATTCTCAGCCACTATTATCACCAAACCTATAATAGAAAATTATATCACTATATCCCGGAGATAATGTAGAATTAGAAACAGTAGGTTCTAATCTTTTTGTTGCACAAATTTCATATATTTCTCCCATAAATTGTGTATTAGGGTCGCCTGTTTCTGTATGTCCTCCGAGAAAATCTATGATATGAGTTACCTTTTGACCTATGTAACAATTAGTTGGGTCTAACCTAAAGGTTTTATAGTTGTTATCATTTAATGTAACTTTTTTTGTTCTTATTAATTTATTGTTTAGATACATTTTTAATAAGCCATCTCTTGTCATAGTACAAGCAATGTTTAATAAAGAAGATGTATAGATTGCTTCTCTTGGTTGAGCCGCATATATAATTGATGTTACTGTTGTTGAAGGAACTGCTGATAAAGTTATAGAACTACCACTAACTGTACCCGTTGCAATAGTTCCAATTAATACTCCACTTGAATTATAAATATTTTCACCTGCACCTAAATTTGTTGTTGTTACATTACTAATTATTGTGGCTCCTGCTGTGTCCCAAGTATTATCCGTTGTTACATTTGTATAGTTATCTGTTGTGGAATAACTACTTCCTGCTGTTTCCATTTGGACTTTAACAACATTATTACTACTTGGATTACTTGCAGTTATTTTTGAACCGTGTCCATTAGTGCTATTATTAATCGCTGTAATTAAATTATTGGCTGTAGCCGTAGTATCACCACCTAATTGAAAATAAGTATAACCACCAGAAGCACTACCTGTGGTTTGGCTACCTAATGAAGCGGCTTTATATTTAATAGTAACATTGTCTGCACTAACAATTTGTATATATTTATCGGGTGTAGAAGCAGTAACACCACCAGTAAAGTTTGTTTTAGTTAGATTACTAACATTTTCTGTTATGGTAGTATTTCCTGCGGTTCCTGAAGTTCCTTGTGTTAGGTTAACTTTATTTTGATTACTACCATCATTGGCTGCGGTAATATCTAATGCATTAACACTATTAATAGCAGTAGTTAAGTTATCTCTAGTGCCTGTTCCTGCTGCTATTCTATAAATAACATAAGTATTTCCACCATAAGTAATTGTAGAACTTGTAGCATTAGTAGATTTAGTGTCATGTGCGGCTATAAATTTAGTAGAGGTTCCGTCACTATCTTCAAGTGTAATACAATTAGTAATTTCATTAACAGCCTCTCCACCAGAAAAATCATTTACAGTTATATGTCCCATATTTGTTTTAGCAAGAGTATAACCATTACCAGTAGTTCCCGCAACATCAACAGTTAAAACTGAGTTTGGCGGAGAACCACCACCAACAGTCGCAGTAACTTGTGTATTCCCATTACTATGATTTATGGCTTGATTTAATGATACTAACGTGTTTGTTGCAGTTCCTCCCTTTTTAAAAGGATATACTGTTATTGTGCTATTACCATCATTTCTACTAATAGCAGTTCCAATTGCAACAGTAGAAGCAGAAGGATAAGGATGATATAACTTAGCACTACCACCAGTTGTAATAGTGAGATAATTATGTGTAACAAAACTTTCTGCTACACCATTTGCCATTTGAGTTATTGCTATACCATTAGGCATAGCAGAACCTTTTGAAAGATTTCCACCAGTA